CAGTCTCCTATTACTTTTTTAGAGACATGAACCTTACTCATTAAGATTTTTTGCCTCCAAAAGTTACTCTGCTTTGCCTTTCCTGATGGATTGGCATCGCTGGATGCTCATCTTTGTGAAGATCATTTTCAATTGCATCTGTCTTTTGATTTGTAAGATTACGAAAATATTCATCTCGGTCTTCTTTCACTTCAACTGGACAACGCATTAATAATAATCCGCCAATACCTATAACGCCTTGGTATCTTCCTTCAGAGATAGAGGGTAAATCCGCTCTATCAGGATATTCATCTATTCTCACAAATTCATATCCACTTCGTAGTCTACCAATGATATTTTTTTCATCAGTCATACCACGATATTCAGATCGTACCCACCGATGGTGAAAACCTTCTGGTGGTTCTGGCGCTTCTAAGTTCGAAGGAGGGACCCATCCCCTCTTACGAGCAACCTTTTCACGGGTCTCTTGTTTGCGCGAAGTCTTTTTTAATTCTTTTATTTCTTCCATAACGCCTCCTTACTTCACGATTTCTGCATTAATTGCAGTTGTTCTGCGTATTTCTCTAATGGCACACCAAGTTTTTTAGCTAATGCTACCTGTGATGGCGTGAGCGTCACAGTTTTGCGCCCAGTTGCTTTGCCATTTCTGGCTGCGCTCGCAACAGTCTGGGTGGCCCTGTTGGATGCGACTTGTGATGTGTCTGTATTAGCATTAAAATACCTAGAAAGTCTAGTATCTATTTCATTATAATAATCATCTGACTCAGGATCTACTCCTTCATTAATCAATTGACGATGAATACCATAAGTCGCCATAGTTTTTACGACATCATGTCCAGTATCTGATCCGTTACCGAACCAAGAATTTTTTTCAACCCACGCTTGAGCTTTTGGTGAAGGCTCAGGTGTAGGAGGTTGTTTTTGTTGCATAGCTGTAAAATCAACAGGTTTTTCTTCAGGTTTATTTTTTTCTTCCTGAATTTTTTTCTGAAGAGTCATTTCAGCTCTTTGTCTTTGAAGAATTGTATCAGTTAACTTTGACTGTAATTCAGCTTGTTTACCAAAATCACCCGCTTGCATAGCTTCTTGAAGTTCTCTTTTAATATTATTCTCTTCAGAAGTTGCTCTTGTTTTAAACTCTTCAATATAAGAATTATCTAAGGTAGAATTTTTCTTTTTTAATTCTTCGTTTTCTTTTTGCAATGCTTTAGCATATTCAATAGCAGCTTGTTGCTGTCTTTCTGCTTCTCTTTGCTTAAAAGTTAATTCTTTAATTCTTTTTACAGGATCATTTTTCTTTTTAAGATACTGTTCGTGTTCAGTCCCTTCTTCGTTAGGTTTGTGATCATTTACTGCAACTTCTTCTTTTACTTCTATATTTTTTTCATTATTTTCTTCCTTTTTATCTTCTTTTAATTCAACATCTACATTTTCCCCTGAAGTATCAAGAGGAATTAATTTTTCTTCGTTAAGTGATTGTGGTTGCATAGTATTCTCCATTTACATTATATTTTTAGGTAAAATATCGCGTGGGTCATCCACAGTTGCAATTATTTCATCCTCATTGACAATTCTAAGTTCTCCGCCATCAATTTTTATTCTTGATCCAGCGTAAGTAGTTATAATAACCCAGTCGCCTTCTTTACACCAAGGTTTACCATCAGGATATCTTGTCTTGTCTGTGTAAGCTAAGGGTCCTACTTTTAAAACTTTACAAATGTTTGTAGTCATTTGCGATTCAGCAACGGTATCATCAGTAAGAAGAACGCCTCCTTTTGTTTTACCTTGTAATTTTAATGGAAATAAAACTATTCTCCAACCAGTCGGTGTTGGTACTTTTTCAAGTTCGTCTTTCTTTTTTTCAGCCTGCGCACCATCCCAAACATGTTTTGGTACGATTAATTTTGGTTTAGTCATTTTCTAACTCCGTATTCTTGAGCAAGAGCGTAAGCTCCTGAGTTTCTTGTCTTAAAGCAGCTAATTTTCCAGTCAAATAATTATAATGTGACCAGTCTTTTACCTGTCCGCTTAATATAACTTCTTCTATCTGCTTTTGTCTAGCAATTAAATCTTTTTTATAAGCTGTAAAGAAATTTTCTAAGCGCACGATTTCATTTGATCCGATAATTTTTTACAGCGATTTGGAGTTTGACGATTCCATTTCGAGTCTAACATTTCTAAACTCGCACCTTCAAAATTTCGGTTTTGCAGTTGTTTCCACATATTACGGAACTTGGAAACCCCTGATTTACCTAGCTGAAAAACCATTTCAGTTAGTGTATGTTGCGATAAAATAGGCAAATCGGTAACGCCGTGTTCTTCCATGAGTTGCCTTGCTTGACCTATCGCTTTGTTTAAATCTTTATCAAATACGTCTTGTAATTCTTCTTTAGTATATGTTTTACCATCTTCAAATTTATCCTCATGTACTACTTTATGGCCCCAGCCAATCGTGCGAAATCCTTCCGTATCCATATATACGTGATCTCTAAAGCCTTCAGATAATTTTACGGAACCAGCTAATTCGTCGTATGTCATGAGAATTTAGTAACGGCTCCTGTTTCTGTATCCACGGCCCAATAACCAGTAACACATGTATAAATATAAGAAGTGTTAATTGGTTCTGGTCCAAGAGGTTTACGTAGAACAACATTTGACCACTCTGGATTTACCAAATGCTCTGTTAATATTTTTAGTGATTCTTCTTGTGACATTTTTATAGGTGGGTGAATAACACAATCATCCATATAAGGACTGTCAACATCATGTAAATGTGATTCTCCTTCATCATTACACTCTACTAAAAGAGTTGTATTATTCTTTCCTCTAAAAACACAATTTACAAATTTCATTTCTTTTGTAGCAAACCCTTGATAAAGTTTTGCGTCTGGTTCATGTTTAAGTGCTGTCATCCAACACTTGTCTAACATTTCATTAAAATTCCAACTCATTATTTAGTTAATCCTTTTGCCTTTTCGAATGATCTCATCCCGGCGACCCCGAGCATTGAGGTGACTATGGCCAGAAGAGGCCCAGTCTCTATGACAGGTGGTACAATATCTATACCTGAAAATTTTGCATACCATTCAATACAGGGAGATAGGATGAAGGAAAACATTAAAGCAAGCCCTCCAATCCAGCCTATGAATGGTCGCCACCCAGCAACGAATACGCTGCGATGGGTGGCTTCTTTTGCATTAACATCTAATTGCTTTTCTGCAAGCTTTTGTTGAATGCGTTGCATTAAAATCTTTTTATCTAATTTTTCTTCTTCTGATGTATGAATCTCGTCGACAACTTTTGCGATAGTTTTTAAGGCTCCGCCTTTACCACCTAGTAGTCCTCCGAGAGCTTGAAGCACTATGCTGCTCCGCCTGTCATCCAGCTAATTACCCAGATAACAACGATCGCTACAATAGCGGCCTTGATCCAATCTTTCATCTGCCAGTCACTCCACTCTTTAATGTGTGACCATAGATCTTTTAGTAAGTTCATAGAACCTCCTTTATTAAAGTAGATTTATATACTATTTTACGCCCTTGAAAGCTACTTTTTTAATTTGCATTCTGCTTGTCTGTCCTTGAGGTCCACTTCCCTTATTATCTTTAACGACAAAAGGTGAATAAACTATTTCAGCGTCTGAAGCTACTTTTCTATTTGGAAAAGGATTTTTTTGTGGAACTTCGGTCATTTTTGCGTTCTTAAATTTCATACGACCCCTTAATGTACTGTTGGTTTATATTGCTCAAGAATAATTTCTTTATCATTCTCAAAGACTGTATTACCATTATTACCTAAGGTTTGTAAATAAATCATTTTTGCAGTAACCATCATCATAGATGCAACAATTAACATCTCTTCTTGATTTCTATTATTCTCAAAAGCATAATTAGTTAAATCATGAACAATTTCATCAATATTTAATTTTGGATTAATCATCTTCCCCTATTTAACTTTTGCATTTGAATATTATTACGTTTTGCAGCTAATTCTGCTGTTTGTTGTAGTTTAGCTTCATCTATTTCAGATTTTTGTTGTAATTTTGCAATATCAAGTTCAGTTTTAGCCATTTTAGCCATGTTATCGGCTTGTACTCTTTGTTTTTCAATGTTTATTTCTTCTTTTTTAAGCTCTACTAATGGATCTTCACCTCCGCCTTCAAGATATTCCTGCTCTTCTGCGATCATTTGAGACATTAGCTCCATTTCTACTTGAGCAATTTGTTCATTTAATAATTTATTAACAGCCGATTGTATTTGTTCAGGTATTTGACCTCCAAATTGTTGAGTAAGTGCATCAATTTTCTCTTTATTCTTCTCTAAAACATTTTGTGTTGCCAACATTGAAGTATGTTGGAGAATGTGAGAGGTAATATTTACCATTACATCAGGCATAGTTCTTACTAATACTGAGGAAATAAAAGCTCTATGTGTATTGATATGAGCAACATGATCTTGTTCAGCAAAAGATTGAGCAGTTTTCTTCATAAGTAATTCTGCATTTTCTGTAATAGGATCTTTTGGTTGTGGCTTAGCAGGTGGAGGTAAAATAGCGTCAACATTTTGTACTCCAAGTGCTTGATACATTCTTCTATATGCTTCGTAAGGATTATGTATTTGTGGGTTTGATTGTGCAAGTTGTAATTGTGCTTGAGCCAATTGAATTCTTTGTGACATTGAAAAGATGTTTGGGTCAGATACTGGGATGATATCAATTCTATCATCAAAATCCTGAACCTTAATCATTCGTTCGCCACCTGAAACATTGTAAGGATATTCTGGTGGAAGATATAATTGAAATACTCTTGCTAATAATTTAAATTCAACTTTTTGAGCATAATGCATTCTTTTATGAATTGCGCTCATTACTTTAGTTCCTTGTTCAATCATTGCCATTGTTGTTCCAACTGGATTAGCATTGTTTGAATCTGAAATTTTTGCGTCTGCTACAGCAGCAAATCTTTTTCCTGCATCTACACAAAAACTAAGAAGCATAAATAAAGTTTGACTTGGTTCTTTATATGGAAGAGGTACAAAGTTTGCTCTTAGGTCTCCTCCTGGAGCATCAACATCTCTAAACTCGCCCGGTTGTAATGGATTGTCATCATCTCTAATTCGAAGACCTCTTGCTTTAAATCCTGCTGGTAAGTTTGATAATGTTCCCGCATCAATAAGTTGACGTAACGAGGAGGTAGCCGATCTTGATAAACCTCCCAACATATGGATAAGACCAAAACCATAAAAGCCAAGACCTGGAAGGAAACGATAGTGAACGAAATATTGTATCTTCTTTTTTTGAGGATCTTCTTGTTTATAGTTTCTGTAGATTGATAAAACTTTTCCTGATCCTTCATCGATTGTAATTATGTAAGGCAATTTAATACCTGTAGGCTCACCATTCAAACCGATATCTTCGAATCCTGGTATGTCCAAATCACAATGTATTTCAAGTAAAGTACATTCGTTATCATACTGAATATCACTAGGACTTACTCCTTCAATAGAATTATATTTTTCTTGAATAGCACTTTCGTTTGGCAGCATTGACTCAAGATCAACATCTCGGTAAAAACCATTAACTTGACTTTTTCTAACTTCATTTTTATTTTGTTTTAAAACATGCGTAATACGCGGAGCTGTTTCTAAATCTGTAGAATGATAAGGAACAACTAAATCTTCAACGGGAATAAATTTTGCAACCGCTCTACCTAAGTTTGCATCGTAATAAACTTTTTTAAAAGAAGAACCTGCTAATGCTAAAAAGAATAACATTTGATCCATGTCAGGATCATACTCTTCCATTACAGAAGTTATTTGATAATTCATGTAGTCTCGAACTCTTTTACTTTGTTCTTCAACTTGAGGATTAAGAGCTCCAACAATGTCACATTTTACTGGACCACCTGCTGGAAGTAATTCTTTGTATGCTTGTGCTTGAAACTGCGTAACAGATTCTGCTAACATTGGGTGGGTTACACCACTTGCTCCTTGAAAGGGCTGTGATCTCTCTTCGTATTTAAATCCTAGAAGGTCTAATCCTTGTGTGTAGCCTTGTTCCCAATCCTTTCTTGTTTCTTTATCAGTCTCATAGTCAGCAATCAAGTCTGAACTCATTTTTTCTAATTCATCTTCATCAACAAATTCTGCTAAATTAGAATCAAAAGTAGCTTGCATGTTAAGTGTTTGTGGACCGATGATAGCACCGCCATCTTGTAACATTTCTATGTTATTTTGTGGTTGCCCTTCAATATTTATTTCAATAGGGCTACTTGCATATTGATCTATTACAATGTCATTTTCTGTAGGTTGAATTTTTTTATCTATGGCCATTATATGCTTTCAAAGAATATTTCGATGTCAATCAAAGGATCTGCCTTTGAAGTTTTTGTTTTACCACCCTTTTTGAATTGAGGAAAGCCAATTTTCTTTAAAAGGTTAGGATCAAAATCTTCTCTAGGTTTTAAGTCAATATAAGGCATGTTAATAAGCTGCAAAGTATTTGCACTTTCTTCATATCCATATCTATCTCGATTTTTCATTTTTTCTCCAGCTCTGACATACTTTTCCATTCCAGGATATTGATTCTGTCTTACTCTTGCAAAATATTCATCTCCTCCACTATCAAATTTATACTGGCCATCATTTCTTACTTTAAGAGTTGCCATGTTAATTTCTTCCTCACTCATACCAAGTGCCTTACCTCTTTTTGTAATATCCTTATTAAGTCTGTTAATATATTGAGTAATTCTTTTATTATAAATAGTTTTAAATCCCCTATAATTGTCGTCACTTGCACCTTCATAATGAGATACAACTTCACCAGGAACCCACCCTAAAAAATCATCGCCCTCCTTAAGAGCTTGTGTGAGTCTATCTTTCATTACTTGTTTTACCCAGTATTGTTGACCTCCAGCATAGGGATAATTATTTTTACTAGAAGTAAAATCGTTTGACGATGTTGGATATTGAATTGTTGGCATTTGACGATGTAAATCAGATTGCATTTCCATAATAACTGTTCCTTGATCACCGTTTTCATAATTCTGTATTTTTGTAGCTCTACTAAATGCGACTGTATTATCCGCTGTAGGATGTGCAGTGTTGTGGTCACTTGTTCTTGCATCTTGATCAAATTTAGGATTAAAATTATGTGTAATGACAGAATAATCTTCTGCACGAGTGCCCGGTAAGCCAATATTCATATGTTCATTTGTAAACACAGTGCCTTGTAATGTTTGACCTACTTGACGAATATAATCTTGTATCTTTGCGTACTCTCTATTTCTCTCAAGTATGGCTGGATCAAGATCTTCTTCGGCCAATAACTCTTGTGTTTGTATTTGTATTCTAGCTAACGCATCTGCTGCTGTATCTCTATCAGTAACATTTTGTATACTTTTCAAATTATCCGTTACCAAATTTTTATACCTATCTACAAAATCTGATAGTTGACCTGGACGCATGACAACATCCATTTGATTTATACCTTGAATTGCATTTTGTACTGTTTGAGGAAAGAGCTCTTGATCTCCACCCATGATTTGATAATTACCAAAACCTGCTAATTGATTATCTGCTGCTTGTACTAGTTCTAATAATTCTTTAGAGGTAACTTTTTTCTTTGGGTCTGCTTGATTAAGCTGTTCTAACTGAGCGGCAATACCAGTATCTCTTAGTTCTAATGTCAACCCTTTATCTGTATTAAATAATTCATTAACCCAATCGTTAAGTAATTTTATTTCACCGCCTGTATAATTTGTTTTAATATAATCTTCTGTTTGAGAAAAACGTGGAGCAATATCACTTTGATATTTTTCCATAGGATCAGGTAGATCTGCCAAACTCTCCATCATCTTGGTCGGAACAAGTGCCTTGGATGTATCCTCTTTTTTCTTTTGATCTGCCATTGTCAAAATTGTAGGAATTTTTTCTTCATCTGTTAATTGCGTAAAGCCACCACCAACTGGCTCAATTTTTTCTTCAGGTATTTGAGTTGTAGGAGGAAGTTCAGTATCTACTTTAGGAATCTCGCCAGCAGTTGTATTAGGTAATCTATCCTTTTCTGAAAGTTGCTCAAAACCACCACCGACCATGCCTCCATATAAACCTAATCTTTTTTTCTCTTCTTCGGAGAGTTCATCAGGCGGAATAATAATTCCTCTATCTCTTGCTTCTGCTTCTGTCATAGCACTAACAGCGGGATACGTTCCAGCAGCCATCATCGCTAACAACGGCCCGAGGTCCGCGGTTCCTAGCTTAGTAGGATCGCCCATTAAATTAGGTCTCATTATCTGAGGAATGACATCCAATATATCTGGATCATCTAGAACACTAGCTGCGCCCGATTGAAATTTTTTCTTTTTATCCATTAACTAAGTTTTGCTTTTCGATAACCTTTGTTAGCGATTCTAACACCACGAACCTTGGTACGCGAACCGTCTTTCATTGTTGCACCAGCAATTCTATCCGCTTTTGTTGGTTTTGGATTTTTATCAATACCAGCTTTTACTGATAGCATACCGAAGTCAGTTTTCTTACCATCTTTTAATTTTCCCCCACCAACGGATTTATTAGGAAATTCTGCAGCAATACCTACCATTTTTCCTAATTTTCCTAATTTCTGTTCTTTCATTATATCTTTTTTCTTTTGTTTAAGATCTTTTTTTTCTGCATCGCTTATGTCTGGATCTTTCAGATCTTGATTAATAGAATCTAAATTTGCTTTTAATCTTGCCATATCTTTAACAGCTCTCATATTGCCCCCTAATAGTATTCTCGCATCTTCAACATACTTGGCTCATCCTCGTAGTCTTCTGGGTGCGTAATAAAATTTCCCTGTCTAAATCTTAACAGAGCTTGAGTGGTGGAGTCAACATAATCGTCGTGTTCACCAAAAGGAAAAGCAGCACATTCCTCAATAACCTCTTGCGCCCACCTTTCGTCAGGATAATAAACTTGTCCTGATTCAAATAGAGGTGCTACAGCGTTTACTCTTGAATGTTTATCATTTCCTTTGCTCGGTGTAAAGTTAACAACAGGAATTCCTGTTTGACGTAACTCGTACGTGAGCGGAAGGCCTGACGCTTTCGCTTCGACGATCACGGTTTCTGGTTCCCAGTAATTGTACTGTTCGACCGCGATCCGTTTTAACTCTGGAAATTCCCACCGCCCGCGTTTCGCGTCTAACAAAATACAAGCAGGTGCACGCATTTCATCTCTAAAGAAAACTCCCCATGTGGTAATCGCCGAATAATCGGCTGTTTCTTTTTTACTATACGCTGTATCGTAGCTTTGAATTATATGTTGGAGGGGAGGGGGATCCTCATGTTCATATAACTTCCACCAGTCACGTTTTATTATGGAACCTTCTTCACTGGTGGGTTGCTGTTGCCACTGTGCTTGCCACTTCTGTTCTGACAGAGATGCTTTGACAGAAAGTAATTCATCTGCTTTCCAATACTCAGGCCACATAGGATTACCCGTCTCAGGAAAGATTGCAGGAAACTCAATCATATCCCACTGATCTGCTTTAACTTCTTTTTGTGCATTAACCAATTTACCTGTTAGATCTTTAACGGACCAACGGGTCATAACAATAACAATGGCTCCACCAGGTTGTAGACGCTGACGAGGACCAGAGGTATACCATTCGTACGCGTTATCGAACGCGGTTTGACTAAGCGCATCTTGTTCCGAGTGAGGGTCATCGATGATCAATAAATCCGCACCACGGCCCGTGATTGCACCACCAACACCCGCGCCAAAATATTCACCGCCCTTATTCGTTTCCCAACGGCCCGCGGCCTTCGAATCTTGTGATAGTTTTATATCTGTAAAAATATTTTTATAATCCTCTGAGTCCATAAGGTTACGTACCTTACGACCAAAACGATAAGAGAGTTCTGCTGTGTGCGTAGTTTGAATAATCTTTAACTTCGGATTGTGGCCCATCATCCATGCGGGAAAAAGAAAAGAAGCAAATTCTGATTTGGTATGACGTGGAGGCATATTAACGATTAAGCGTTTTAACTTGCCCTCTTTGATCAAATTAAATTTTTCTGCAATTTTTTTATGGTGATACCCTGCAATAAATTCTGGCCATACGGCACGTACGAAAGACAAATAATCTTCTCTTGAATGATGTGACGTTTCTATTTCAGCTTTTTTTAATTCTAATTTTTTAATTAAGTCTTCAGCTTCGGAATAAGTAATTTGATCGTAATCCATTTTTCTGTGATGTTTAGCACATATATTCGTTTGTGTAAAACTTACACGCTACGTGCATGCCCACAATGTATAGGGGGGAGAGGGGGGTGGCGTCGTTTTAAGGGATTATTTCTGGCAAAATCGAGTTGGGACTCTAGATGAGGTATATCTAAATGTAATAGCTACTATATATAGTGGCGTGTGAGTCGGGGATTATTTCAGGACTGGCTGGTTACGCTGGTGGAAGAGTGTGTGGAGATGGTAGCAAATACCATCTCCATTTCGTAGGTTATCTAGTCAAGCCAAATTTACTAGCTAGGTTAGATGATAGATGTAAGCCAAACTCTTTTATTGTTTGGTTATCTCTATTCTTTAGTATGAAAGAAAACATTTCACTATCAAGGTAACTAGCAACCAATTGCCAATCTACATCTTGATCATTACTTACTAAAGGTTCTGCGACCTCCGAATTCTCTCTGTTGTTAACCGCTCTATTTGAGCGGTTAGTATTAGTTAAATTTCTTAGGTTTTGTAATTGTGTTACTAAATCGTTAGGCATTAGCTATCCTCCCTAGTTGCTCTTCAATTTGTAACTCAACCTCTTTAGAATTGGTTACATTCTTGATAGCATAGTAACTTGAAGTCTTAACTGGAATTTGTATCTTTTTCTGTGTTAAGATTTCCCTTACTTGTTTCATATCAGTTAATGATCTATTCACTTCACTAATTGAGAAAACATTATTGTTATGAGTAAAGATAAAGTTTTCTTTTTCAGTTAAGTTCTTATCATCAATTAATTGATAGACTTGTTTTTGTAATTCCTTACACTTTTTATCTGCAAGGTTTTTAATATCTTGGTACTGTCTGTACTCAAGTAATAACTTTATTTCAAAAGCATTTAATTTTTTAGCCATGATGTAACTCCTTTAGTTTAATCGTTTAAGGCTAGTATTAACTATTAATACAAATACCAATCTACTTATAATTAATTATAAGTAAAGAAAATAATAATTTATTTTTTCATATAATTTAAACTCCAAAAATTCTGATGACAGGAAAATGACAGGAAAAATTAATCACTCCAGGTCAGCCCAGGTGATGTGTTCTAGATCTATATAAAGACCACACGAGTGGCGAACAACTGATGTATTTTTCACGACAAGAACCCATGAACTGCGAAGAATAGTGCGAACAAACTAGCAAAAAGGAACGCAACAAAAGGGTTTCGACCGACAGCAACCAAAATAATAAAGGTGATAAAGAAAAACATCATAGCTGCCACTCAGCTGCATCCCGTTCCGGGGCACCTGGATCTATAAGAAACCCCAGAAAACGGCGATATTTCAGCGTATTTTTTCTCAGAAGCTCACCTGGAGGCGAAGCTTCAGGCTCAGATGGACGTAAAAAATGGCTGTTTTCTGCCGATTCTTTGGGCTTGACAACGGAGAAACTCGCCGCTGGCGGCTTGTGTAATGTATAGTAAGGCCACAGACGTGGCGAAAAGTCAGCGTATTTTGTCGACATCGTTCCCCCTAATGTTTTAAGTATGCTATATCAGGATGTTTTGGATCCCAACACGCCCGGCAAGTCTTGCATTCATTGCCTTGTTTATATGCTTTGCATAGGTGTGACGTCGCCAGGTCTTCGCTGGTGACAACCGTGGAGCTGTGACCGTGGAACTTATGCGGGACGCCGTTGACCATCGTCGCCGATATCCTGACAACTAAATTTTTTGGAAACTCGCCGTATTTGTTTTTATATTCTTTAATGAAACCAGCTTCACGCGTTGGCAGCCAGTGCATCACGCCCGGCGTTTTGTTGCACACTTCAACAATTTTCTTTAAATGAGCCACGCCCTGGAGATCTCCGCTATCGTGCCATCTAAAATATTTTGATTTGTTCTTATACCAATTAATTAATGAGGCCATCGCCTCAACCCATAATTTATTTTCAATTGATTTTAATCGGCGCTGGTGCGCCTCGTACACATTCGGGAAAACATAACGACCCTTTAACGCGTAACAAGCAGAGCAAACACTGTTAGCAACTTTTCTTAATATACTTCCTGTCTTGCAATCTTTAGCACTTAATCCATAGCCGTGGCCCGGCATCTTGGACGGCTTAGACAAGCCCCCGACCAGCGCCCACGCTTCTTTTACTGTAAACATAATAACCCCTTTTTTATAATAGAATATAGTTATAACTTATTATAAGTCAACCAATTAAAAATTTATTTTTCCCCAGCGGCAAACTCAGCTGCGGGACAGGAGACCTGAACGAATCTATATAAAAGCCCAGAAAACGGCGAAAAGTCAGCGTATTTTTTCCCCAGCTTCCAGGGCCCTGGCAGGGCCAGCTCACGCCTCAGGGTAATTTTTGGCGGATTTCTGCCATATTTTAAAGTCTTCCCGCCATCCCAGCTGCACGCCAGGTGATGCTAATCAATCTATATAGAGGCGTAGGGTTTGGCGTATTTTTGGCGTATTTTTACGAGCTCCACAAAGCGGTCCTCGGCCCATGTTTCGGTCATGACCAAGTCTGGGGCGAGCTTCAAGCCTTTTTCCCCGAGATCCGTGGCCCTTTTTCCCACATATATCAGCAGTGACCTCTGTAAGAGGGCCTTAACGCAGATGAAAGATGTTCCACCATACTTTTCAAAGCGATGATGCCATGCAATTTGCTTAGAACTTAACAAAACTTTGTTAGTCTTAGTTAATTTTAATTCGACCCAAAACGTATGTCCAAAGCCTGTATCAATATCTTTAAAAAACCCATGTAAATCAGGGATTCCAGGAGATGTTTTAGATTCAACTCTATCCCACTTAACAATATTACTGTTAAGTCTTATCGTTTTCCAAATATTCTTCTCTTTCATTTCCTTTTTTCTTTTCACGTGAAAGTGCATTTACTACTTTTGGAAACCTTTTTTTCAAGTCAGCAAGTCTTCTTTCAACCTCTGCCTTAGGCATACTATCAATTGATCCTGTCAAAATTTCTTTTCTATCAACATACAAACCTGCTGCTTTTCCTCTTGAAACTTCAGCACTTACGGCTGCCGTATAATTGCCTTTTTCTTCTGCTGCTTTTGATAAACTCGCAAGCCTTCTCATGTGACGATTATAATTGACATGATATTTTTTGTGTTGCTCTTCTCTTAGCTCTAGCAAATAATCATAAACTTTTGGATACTTCTCTCTATTTTGTAATTGACTAGCAATAACTCTAGCTGACTTTTCAGAATATCCTGCTTCAATGGCACATTGAGTTGCTGTCCATTCGCCATCATACATAATAATTAACTCACAAAATTTTCTTTGTTGAGGAGTTATTTCAACAATATTAGTTTTTTTCATAGTTTACCCCTTATACAGCATTTTTATCAAAATTAAAATTTTTACCATTTTACCCCCGCGCGCGATACCAGAAAGGTTTATACCTGTTACCTGTTACCTGAAAAAAAGTCTCTCAGGTAACACAATAGGTAACACTTTTTTGTAGGTTTTCTGCATGTTGTAGCCAAATGTTACCTGTGTTACCTCATATTTGAGCAAAAAGTAAAAAAATATTTTTTTCAAAATAATTACTTATATAGAGAGAACTTTAAAATACTTTTGGATCATCAGATATAGGCATTACATTTGTAATTTTCTTCAATGCTTGTACGCCTTGATCTACGATATATTGCCACTCTTGTTGACTATAAATTTTTTTAACATTATCCCAAAATGTAACGTGAACTTTATTACAATCAGGACAGGTAAAAACTTCCTTAATCGGACTTCGGGGTAAATGTGAGGACGTTACCATGTCTCTCCTTTAATTTTTTATTAATATATTTAGAAGCTGCTTGATGATCAATAAATTTAAATTCGTTAATTAGGAGGGCGCACCTGGAGGAAAAATCATTAGGTGCAAGACCCTCCAATAAGTGATCGATGACATTAGCTTGCGCTTCCAGTAAAATATCATCACTCATAAACTGCTCCTTAGCCACCATAACGGTTCAGCCATATAACAGTCTTAATTGTATACCTGAAAATTTATAAGTACACAATAACTTATAATAAAATGTAGACGAAGTGAAAAAGAATAAAAACTCCGTCTACACCTATAATTTTATACTAAACTTTTAAAAAGGTATAGGTTTTCCTTGTTGAACACGGACCACGGGACATGCATCAATGAATTTGCTTCTTTTCTTCTTGCTCTTGAACCACGGATCGCGGTACACGTCGAACCCAAATTTCTCCCTCACTCTCGCACGTTTGACATTGTTGCGTTGCACTTTCACCTTCGAACGTAAGACGTATATACCCATTACCCTTGCACGCGGGACACGGTTTCTTGGTCAAATCCTCTAATTTCATATCTTCTCCAAATAATAATTCTCAATCGTTCCCACAACAATCGATCGGCGACTTCGCGCGCGGTACGGGGTTCCCGTACGGCTTTTTTACTAATCTTCTCCAATGCAGCACGTAAACACTTTTCTATATTCTTGTTTTTCTTGCGCGCCATTCTGGATCTCCATCACGTAAACCTTTATTATATTCCTCTTCCAGGCGAGCATCATAGACTCGTCGTATGTGCCATCTTCCTAAACAATAGCCTAGGAAAAGAACGCTGAAAACAGCAACTAAATGATAAAATAAAAAAGATGTCATAATTTTTGCTCCTCTAAATAATCGTTAAATATTTTATACACATCATTATTTTTAAAAAATAACTTATGCATAAAACCTTTTCGTATCTCCTCAGGTGCATACTTTATAAAAAATATAAACGTACGCATGGGCTGTTTCATAATGATAGAGTGGTAAAACCTAACGAAGAAAAACAATATAAAAAAAGAATAGACTTTTATCATTTTTTCCTCTTCTTTTCTTTTTGTTCTTCATTCTCAATCAACTGTTCAATCAACTTTGTAATTGATTGAAACCGTTTAACAGCCAACTTTTTTAATCGTGCATGCACTTCATGCCTCACAGCAATCGTTGAGTAGGGTGAGTTTGATTTATTCATTTTTCTCCTTTTGTTTAATTAATTTATCTAAATACCATTTAGCTTTTTTTAGATCTTCAATGCCATTCTTATCTTTATAACGGGTAACATACTTAATTATATTCCCTTCTAAAAAATCCATGCCATATTCAATAATAAAATCAGTCACTTCAATATTTTTTCTATAATAAGACGGATTAATTTTATCTTGTTCACGGGACACGGCGCATGAGCTCCTGTAGTTTATGAAAATAGATTATTCTAAATTCAATATCATCAGCACCTAACATCGCATTAATAAGATTCTGTTGGCGATTTAAAAATAATTCTTCCGTCATCGGTAACGGCTGATAATCAACCGTTGAACCTGGATGAATAGAATTTATTCCTGACTGCCAGCTTATAATAACCATTCGAAACCTCCCCTACTCCAAACGATCCATAAACCAAACAACAATGCAAAAAGCAAAGTATGTCTGTAGAGAACTATTCCCGCTATTAATATGATAGCTATTACTCCATGTAACATTGTCATACGTAACTCCTTTCGACGGGAATAATTCCCTAGGTTAGCAACTCGGTGGTATATCTACCCCCACAATTCGGCTTACTATTACTAAGTCGGACATGTGGCTCACGCTATGCTAACCTATAACTACATATAACTATTTATAATTTATATTCAAGTTTTTTTTATTACTTTTATCCAATCACGGTACTGTTCATTTAGAACTTTGTTGGAAATCTTGACTTTTCCTACCAAATTAGCGATTATGTGTTCATCGACTGTGCCAACACATTGTAGATCAACATATAAAGTTTTTTGATCTTGGCCATATCGATGAATACGATCTTCCGATTGAATGCGTACTTCTAAGTCATAATTATTAGAATAATAAATAATTGTTTTTGACACAGTTAAGTTTAAACCGTACCCACCTGTCTTTGGATTGGCGACAAGATATTGCAGCTCAGAGTTTGGATCTTTAAATTTTTCTATGATGTCAACTCTTTCTTTATCTTTTGTTCCTCCATAAAAAGATTCTACAATAGAATGATTGTCATACTTTTTTGTAATTGCTTTTACTATGTGTTCAATGTTGTGACGATAGTTTGCCCAGATAATAACTTTACCATCAATCTCATCTAAACAATCCATTAATGTTTCCAATCTTGGGATCATTCCTTTTTCATCATGAAGATCGACAATGCCATCATCATCGGTAACTAAAAAACCGCAAGCGATTTGATGCAGACGTAACATCATTGTAAGTTTTGCAACAGCCGTTGTTTCTTCTCCTGAGTCTAGTCTAGCAATTTGTAATGCTTGCATTTGTAAATATGCATCTTCTTGTTTTTTATTCATTTGTACTTCCCTGGTAACAAATGTTTTTGGAGGAAGATCTAAACAGTCATCTTTTTTTACACGAAAAGAAAAATTATTTAACAAACCTGTAAGGTCACTAAGACGTTGATAGCCAAGAACTTTTTGATAAGTATAATCTGCTGCATAACCTGTTTCCATGACACAATATTTATTTTTAAAAGACCAATAACTTGGTTGTTGTAAATGTTTTGGGTCCAAGAAATAACATTGAGAAAATAAATCCAACGGACTGCGGGTCACGGGCGAACCAGTCAGGATCCGACGATACCTCGCTAGTGTACCAAGTTTCATTATACTTTTAGTTCTAGCAGCTTTAGGATTTTTAATCGTCGTAGACTCATCGATCGCAAACATCGCTGGATATAATTGTAAAAATTTATCAGCAATCTTTTTACCTTTAACACTTGAGAACGCTTCAACGTTCATTAAAAAAATTTTAAATTTATTTCCATCTTTATATAAGAAATCATTACGTCTCTTTTTTTCTTTAATTGTATCCACAGGATTCCAATCATACACATCATAATCTTCAATTAGTGGTGACATGTGCGCGGGTAATTGTTCTACTTTCCAATTACGATAAACACCTTTAGGTGCAACTACTAACGCGCCTTTAATTTTATTTGTTAAATATAATAAACAAATATTATCTATTAAAACCTTTGATTTACCTGTGCCCATCTCCATGAAATAAGCAAAACTGTCACGGCTCCATGACTCTTCTAATGCTTTTTTCTGATGTACAAAAGGTTTCGTTTTGAAACGATATTGTAACTCCATTTGCCCTTTATAGTTGTAAAATGCATAAAAAACAACTAAATGTAATATTGATTTGGTACTGTTATTTACGTAACTCCTTTCGTCCCAGATCAAGGCTAAAAGAATTAGGCTAGGAACTCGACTCCTAGCCTTTTTCTTTTGTTGACAAGCAGATATACTTTCATGTAAAGAAGTTATAAGTTGTTAGCTGCAACGATTAACATAAGGAGTTACGATGCCCAAAGATTTAGATTCTATACTTGACACACTTGCAACACAGGCTGTTGATCAAAAATTAAAAGACCTTGATGGAGAAGGCTTATCAGACATTGGGGCTCTTTGTAAAAAATTAGTAGAAACAAAAGAACAAAAACAATTACATGAAAAAGCTGCTGAAGAAGCAACGCAAGAAATACAAAATTTAAGTGCAACAATTGGCACATACTTAAAAGAAAAAAATTTAACTTCTTTAAAATTAACTGATGGTAGTCTTGTTGAATACGACGAAAAGTTAAGAGCAAACATTAAAAGAGAAAACATGCATAAAGCATATGAATTCATTCGGTCGCTAGGTGCTGGAGATCTAATTAAAAACGAAATAAAAATGCAATTTGGTAAAGGTCAAGATGAAGATGCAGAAAAGTTTCGTGAATTTTTAATTAGCAAAGGCCTTGTTCCTCAAGAGAAGCAAGGTGTAGCTTGGAATACTCTCGACGCATGGTGCAGAGAGACAATCGAAAATTATGCAAGAGAGGGTAAAACTTTTCCTGAAGAGTTGTTCGGAATTTTTCGTTATCACAACGTTAAAATTAAAAATAAATAGGAGGTCGCATGGCTAAAAACGAAGTAGCTACTAAAAAGAAAACAGAGGTAGCAATAAATGACGACGCGCTAGATCTTATAGTGCAAAATCTTGGTGACGGTTTAAGTAACGTTACTACACAAGATATATTAATCCCAAGGTTTCAAATTTTACAACCAATGTCACCAGAAGTCAGTGATAAAACTGTAAAAAATAATAGACCAGGAAATATTATTAACAAAGCTAATAAAGAAACTTTTGATGGTGACACAGGAATTCGTGTCATACCATGTGAGTTTTATAGAAATTATGTTGAGTGGGAAAAACGAGGACAAGGTACAAGTAAGGCACCTGTCAACGTACATCCAGCAACATCGGATATCATGTCTAAGACAAAAAGAGATCCAAATGACAATTTAAATTATCTACCTAATGGTAATTATGTTGATGAAGTGGCAAATCATTTAGTTGTTGTATTAGATGAAGATGATTTACCTTTATCAAAAGCTATGATTACTATGAAAGTTTCGCAAATGAAGAAAAGTAGAATGTGGTTGTATATGCAAAAGACAGCTATTTTAAAAGTTGGTGAAAGAGTTATACAAAATCCACCAAGCTACAGCTTTGTTTATAAATTAACTTCTACCTTAGAGTCATCTGGAGGTAATCCTGTTCACGGATGGGTTATTGAAAGAGAAGGTATGGTTAAGAAAAAAGAAACCTTAGAACAATGCATCAGCTTTGCTAAATCCTTCCAAGAGGGAGATGTTGGCGTGGCTGCTGATCATGACGAAGAACAATCATCTAGTTCTGACTCCATGGTTGATGTTACTCCTACTGAAGAAAAAGAGGAAGTAACGGGCGTAAAGTTTTAAGAAATGGTTCGTGAGTTATTAACAAGGCAAAGATTTGACCTCGTTGTACTGTTGGTAATTTGCGCGTGAATTGTGCTCGGGAAATTGAAAAAAGTAATAGTTACTTCGCCGTAACTCCTGAGCACTCTTCACTTTTGAGAGGTCAAAAATGTTTAAAAGATTTAAAAGTTTATTTACAGGTTTAGAAAGAGCGCACGGGCAGTATGTGGCTGGCGAGCTTGACGAAAAAGGAAAAAAGGGTGGTAAAGCTTTTATTAAAAAAGCAATTGTTACAGATACCCTTTGGGAAAATCATTTACTTGGTAAAGACCCTAGTCTTGGCATTGTTCCTATTAATGATGATAGTGCTTGTCAATGGGGTTGCATTGATGTTGACACCTATCCTATTGATCATCAGTCTATTGTCGACGAAATAAAAAAATTAGAATTACCTTTAATTGTTTGTCGTTCAAAAAGTGGTGGAGCTCACATTTTTGTTTTCTTACAAGAATTTGTACCAGCAAAATTATTACGATCTAAATTAATTGAATGGGCCGCGGATCTCGGTCATGCAGACACAGAAGTTTTTCCAAAACAAATTAGTCTTAACACCGAACGAGGAGACGTAGGTAACTTTTTAAATTTACCTTACTTTGGTGGAGATGAATCTTTTCGATATGCATTTGCAGACGATGGATCTAGTCTTACCCTTGAACAATTTTTAGATGCAGCAGAAAAAATATCAATTACTAAAGAGCAATTATCTAGAAAAAAAGCAAAGAGAGAAACGAATAAAGAATTAGACGATGGTCCACCTTGTCTTCAAACATTAATGGCAATGGGTATATCTGAAGGTGGTAGAGATCAAGTTTTATATCAGTATGCAGTGTATGCAAAAAAAGCTTTTCCCGATAATTGGCAAACAAAGATTGGTAAATTTAATTATCAATACTTCGAACCAGAACTATCAATAGAACAAGTTAATAAAACAATTAAGCAACATGAAAAACAAGATTATCAGTACAAGTGTAAAGATCAACCAATGTGTTCGGTATGTAATCCTGTGCAATGTAAATTACGTAAGCATGGTATTGGTTCAGCATATCAACATCAATTAACAGACTTACAAAAATTAGAAAGTGATGAACCCGTTTGGTTTTTAAATGTTGATGGTAAACGTATCGAATTAGATACAGATACTTTGTATGATCAAAATAGATTTAGAAAAAAATGTATGGATGTTTTAACAGAGTTACCACCACGAATGAAAGAAGTTGATTGGGCAGCTAAAATAAATTTTTTATTGGAGGGCTGTGACATTATTCCAATGCCAAAAGAAATTAGTAAGCAAGGTAGATTTGATGAGCACCTAAGATCTTTTATGCGTGAGAATGGTGAAGCATTATCCATTGACGAAGTTTTAATTGATAAAGTTTTTACAGATAAAGAAGATGTATCTTGGTTTACACTAAGCGCTTTGGAGACATTTTTAAAATCAAGAAAATTTACGGAATATAATGAAACACAAATTTGTGGACGCATTCGAGAACTTGAAGGAGGCAGTAAAAAGAAAAGAGTAAAGGGTGCGCTAGAACACTTGTGGTATATGCCAGCAGTTAATTTTGACAATGCACCATTACCAACCAAGGATCAAGAAGATGAAGTACCATTTTAAATTGTTTGACTTGTGGATTATAATATGTTATAACTTATTTATAACAAAGGAGTTCGAATGAAACTATCAAAAGAAATATACGATTACATTTTAAAGTGCATTGCTTTAGAAGATAAAGAATGGGATATCGCTCTCGATAAAAAAGGTGATTACACTTACATACCAATGAAAGAAGAAACAACTAAATGGCTAAAAGCTGTTTGGGAAAAACAAGAAAAACGTAAATTAAAAAAACTAAGAGATCTAAAACCTGGAGAAGGTTCTTCTAAATTACAAGACCCGAAAAAGAAATTAGAAGAGTGGTATGCTAAAAACAATGTGAAGATAGGCATATGAAATTAAAACACTTAGATTTATTTAGTGGTATCGGTGGCTTCAGTTTAGGACTAGAAGCCACGGGTGGTTTTGAAACAGTAGCGTTTTGTGATATTGATAAGTATTCAAAAAAAGTTTTAAAAAAACAATGGCCAAGCGTTAAACAATATGAAGATATAAAGGAGTTAAACTATGAAAGACTTAAAGCAGATGGAATTGGGCCTATCGACATCATCACAGGTGGATACCCTTGCCAACCTTTCTCCGTCGCAGGTAGAAAAAAAGGTGAAGAAGATCCGAGACACCTCTGGCCAGAGTATTTTAGACTTATCAAAGAACTCAGACCGTCTTGGGTTATTGGAGAAAACGTTAGTGGACACATTAAACTCGGTCTCGACACCGTACTCGAGAACTTGGAAAGTGAAGGTTACTCCGCAAGGACATTTAGTATTTCAGCTTCGAGCGTCGGTGCAAAACACCAAAGAGAAAGAATCTGGATTGTGGCGAACGCCAGACAACATGGCGGGCGGATCGAACCTACCGGGAATACAGAAAGCACTAGACGCGGGCCACTTGAAACGACCGAGCGGTCAGCAGATACAGATACGATTAGCCGATCAAGTAAGGGAGAAGAGACTTTGGCCGACTCCGTTGAACTCGGATTGGAAAAACATGGACACAGCGAAACAACAGAGTCTATCAAAAGAGGCGAAACTATGGCCGACACCAACATCGAGGGACGGCAAGGGAGGATACATAGGAGGCAGAATAAGGAATGGGAAAGTCAGCAGAGACACTTTGGACGTAACAGTGCAGCACACGGACAACAAGGACAAAACTGGTGGGACATTGAACCCGAACTGGGTAGAGTGGCTCATGGGATACCCAATAGGGTGGACAGACTTAAAGGACTAGGAAATAGTTTAGTACCGCAAATACCTTACTTCATTGCACAATCAATTTTACAAGTGGAGGAACAGTGTTAAAAAATTTAAATAAAAATACTTTAAAAATATTTGGTCCACCAGGAACAGGTAAAACTAAAACTCTTCTTGATATTATAGAACGGGAGTTGCAAGATCACTGTACACCCGAAGACATTGGATTTTTTACATTCACTCGCAAAGCCAGACTCGAAGCGATAAGTAGGGCGACAAAACTTTTGAAAGTCGACGCTAAAAAATTTGAATACTTTAAAACTTTGCATAGCATTGCTTGGAAGATAGGAGGCTTTCAACCACAGAATAAAATGAAACCAAAAAATTGGTATGAGTTTGCCGAGTTATGTAGATCACAAAAAATAACAATGGATATAAATATGCGAGGTGATTTAGATGTCGATGAAATGGGTCGAAGTATAAGCGATAATCCTTACATACGTTTAGTTGATTTAGCGCGTCAAAGAATGCAAGACCTAAAAACATTTCATAAAGTATCACGATCATTAGATGGGGGCTATCTTACTTTGCAATTTATTGCAGACACATTGAGAAAGTACAAAGATAAAAATCAAGTCTTTGACTTTACAGATAGTATTGAAAAAATTGTTTACGAGGATGTTCATGTTCCAAAATTAAAAGTTGTCATTGTTGATGAAGCTCAAGATCTTACACGTTTACAATGGGCTATGATTTTAAAATTTATTAATCAAGCGGAGAGAGTTTACATTGCTGGTGATGATGATCAAGAGATATTTGACTGGGCTGGAGCAGAATCCTTGTTTTTCAAGAACTTAGAAGGTCAATCTAAAGTGTTAAATAAGTCATATAGAGTACCAAAATTGATAGCAGACAAGTCAAAAAAACTTATTGAACGCATCTCTCCAGAGTTAAGAGAACAAAAACAATGGGAAGCGGTTCACGAAGGTGGTAATATACATTATCTGGATAATGAAAAATTTATAAATTATAGGTTAGAAGGATCTTATTACTTCTTAGCTACCTGTGGTTATATGTTAGACAATGTAGTTCGAACATTACGACAACATGGAATGTTCTATAAAAAATTTAAAACACTTTCAATAAAAGAAGAAGTTATTTACGCAATCAACACTTGGAAAAAAATACAAGAAGGCGGAGAAGTATATGCGGATAGCATAAAAAATTTATTTAATTTTATGTCAACACGAAATAAAAAGAAACCTTACGGTGCTTTAAAAACAGGTGCAAAACAATTTAAAAATTTAGATATTGATGCAAAATATAATTATGATGGTCTTTGTGATTTAGGTTTACTATTAGATAAAGATGTGCCTTGGCATGAAGCATTAGACACAGTAAACGCGGGTGATAGAACCTACATTGAAAAAGTTATGGAACGTAACATCAATATAAATTCAGAACCACAAATTACTGTCAATACAATTTACGGCGTGAAAGGAGGAGAAGCTGATAACGTCATTTTATTTTCAAACATATCTCCAAGTGCTCAAGCTGCACTCAGAGAAAACATTAATGACTTGCGAAAAGTTTTTTACACGGGAATGACTAGAGCAAGAAAAAATTTATTTATTACTCGGAATGATCGCGGGTATGTTTTTAAGGAACTTTACGCATGAAATTTGTAAAACAACATGAATGGGTTATGCCCGAAAATATACCTGATGCAGTTTTTGAATCAGATATTGTATCAATAGATTTAGAAACAAAAGATCCTAATCTAAAAAAATTAGGCGCTGGCTGGTCAAGAAATGATGGTAATACTATTGGTGTTGCAATTGCTGTTGATGGTTGGAAAGGTTATTTTCCTACTAATCATGAAGTGGGTCCAAACTTTGACGAGAAAGTTTTAAAAAGAATTCTTAAAAAATTATTAGCAACTGACTCTACAAAAGTATTTCATAATGCAACTTATGATCTTGGTTGGTTACAACATATGGGGCTCACGGTTCACGGAGAAATACGAGACACAATGGTTATGGGTGCGTTGGTTGATGAGAATAGACTTAGTTACTCGTTAAATAATTTATCAAAAGATTACCTGGATGATAAAAAATCTGAGTCGGGATTATATAAAGCTGCTGAAGAGTTCAATGCAGATGCTAAAGCAGAAATGTATAAATTACCAGCCATGGATGTAGGTCCTTACGCGGAACAAGACACAGTATTGACACTTAAACTTTTTCATAAATTTTCTGCTCTTATTGATCAAGAAGAGATGAATGAAGTTTATCAACTAGAAATGAAGTTATTACCAATAATATTTAAAATGATATCAAAAGGAGTTAGAATTGATTTTGAGCAAGCTGAAAAATCGGAAAAAGATTTATTACGAAGAGAGAAAAAGATACTTGATTACATCCTTAAAGACACAGGTGTCGCAATTGATCCTTTCAATGCGCGTGCTATTGGTCGAGCTTTTGATGCGAAGAAAATTCCATACGAACGCACTGAGAAGTCTGGTCAGCCTAAATTTGATAAAGACTTCCTTTCAAATCACAGCTCTGATCTTGCTAAAAACGTTGTTCAATTACGTGAAATTAATAAAGCGAGAACCACATTTATAGAAACAATTAAAAAACATTCATATAAAGGTAGAATTCATGCAAGCATTAATCAATTACGTAATGATATGGGAGGCACTGTTTCTGGTAGAATATCAATGCGTAATCCAAACTTACAACAAATGCCAGCACGTAACCCTGAAGTATCAAACATAATAAGATCTTTATTTTTACCAGAGGAAGGTGAGAAGTGGGGAGCGTTTGATTATTCTCAACAAGAACCAAGAATAATGACACATTTTGCATCAAGTGTAAAAGTAGATGGTAAAAATTTATATGGTGTTATGGATGTTGTTGAAGCTTTCAAAGATCCTAAGACAGATTTTCATCAACAAATTGCAGATATGGCTGAAATAAATCGTAAGACAGCAAAAACAATTAACCTCGGCTTGTCTTATGGCATGGGAATTACAAAGTTAGCTGGTGAACTAAGCATGGAACTAAATGATGCAAAACAATTATTTAATAAATATCATTCAAGAGTACCTTTTGTAAAACAATTGATAGATATTGCTACTAACAGAGCAGAGAAATATGGGTTTATTCGCACGATTATGGGAAGAAAATGTCGTTTTAATTTATATGTTCCAACTGAGTGGGGTGTTTTTAAGCCACTACCTAAAGAGAAGGCAGAGCTTGAATACGGCACGGGCTTCAATCAAATCAAACGTGCGGGTACTTTTCGGGCGCTTAATAGATTAATTCAAGGTTCAGCAGCAGATCAAACAAAAAAATCAATGGTAGATTTAGCTTCTGAAGGTTTATTACCTCTTATTCAAATTCATGATGAGCTTGATTTTTCTGTTGGCTCAGAAAAAGATCAAAAGAAAATTATTGAGATAATGGAAAACTCTGTAAATTTAAAAGTACCAAGCAAGGTTGACGTTGCTCTTGGTAATAATTGGGGAGAAGCTAATGATTAAAAATCAAAGAATGGCAAGGTATCGGAACACGGACAAAGGGCGTGCAGCTCATAACAAAAGTCAAATAAAATATATAGAAAACTTAAAGAAAACTATCTCAGGGCGAATAAAAGTTAGATACAGTAAAATACAATCCTTATGGGGTAGAAATGTAGCTGATTGGTGGATCAATCAAAAATGTCAATGTAAAATATGCAATAAACAATTTTATGAAAAAGCACCAATTAGAGCCAAAAAGAACGCCCCTGATTGGGAAAAAGAAATGGTTATTGATCATGATCACAAGTATTCAAAAAAAGATTTTAAGAAAAATCCTTCACTTTTACCCAGGGGAATGCTTTGTAATAAATGTAATTTAATATTAGGAATTGCAAATGATGATATTCAACGGCTACAATCTTGTATAAACTATCTCAATGATAAAAATATGGTTGTTAATAACAATGTTAAGTGTTCAAGGGTGGCCTAGTGTTAAAACTACTTCAGAAGTTTGGTTTAGTGAAGAGGAGTGTCAAATGAAACGAGTGAAGAATGAAAGAGAGTTGGAAAAAGCTGCTTTACAATCTGGCGTTGAAGCTTTTTGGTTTGACTCTTGGTGCTTGGAAACAGACATGTTTATTAAAAAATGAAAAAGTGCTGTGAACGATGCAGTAGAACTTACATTGTTGACGTAATGTTAGTTTGGCAAAAAGGAAAAAAGAAAGAGAATTGGTTTTGGTATTGCATAAAATGCTTCAATTTTTTAAAATCATCATAATTTGTTTAACGATTGTAGGTTGTGTTTACCTTTACATTTATAACTCACCCTACCAAACATTTTTGCGCGATTGTCGCGTAAACGAATTAGGTGACTTTAGTGATGAGTTTTGTACGTGGAAATATTTTGAGTTAATTAAAGAAGATTCTTGGTTAGAATTAATCTATTAATTGATCAATTTTATCATCTATTGAAACAACATTAGCTTCAATAACAGATAGCCTTGCATCAATGCGAAGCATATCTAAATCTTTTATTTTACTTTCATTAGCATTAACCCTTGTTACCAACATTCCATAACTATAAATCACAGTTACAGTAGCGATACCTATTGCAGTAATGTTGAGAGGATTTATTTTCATTTAATAATTCCTAATTGTCTTAATGTTTCAGCTTGCCGAGTTCCTGGATATGCTAATGCGTTTGCAATATCCGCTTGTGTAAATCGTGATGTTTGTAAAGTTCTATCAGGAATTTTAGCTGCTACATCTTCACTACTTACGACACGTTCTTGTTCAGGTAAACCTGTGCCCTTTAAAAAATTTGCCAAAGGAAAATCATACATTTGATTGTAGTCATCAGATGTAACTCCAGTTTGATTAATCATTGGATCAGCCATTGGAACTTCACCTAAAGCAGTCTCAGCTATATCTGTTGCATTATTTTTCTCAACTCCAAGATAATTTCTAAATGCATTTATACCTTTATCCATGTCTGGTGTTAAATCTCTATACATTGTTTTAACATCTTTAGGCGTAAGATCATTAACCATGGTAGTTAAATCTCCTCCTGCATCTCTTGCTCCTTGTACTACTGCATCAGTTACATTTGCAATTTTACCATCGCCTGAAAAAAGCCCTCCTACATAATCAGCAGCATCCATTACCTTTCCAAAAAGACTTGCATCTCTAATGTAATCCCCAATACCGCCAAATACTTTTGCTATAGGATTTGGAAACCTTTGTTTAAATGCAGCTTGTTCTTCTGGGCTACCTGTTTTAAAATCTTGCATAGCACTTGAATATTCAGTTAACCCCGGTGCTGTACCAGCTCCGCCTAAATTGCCTGTATAAAAATCAGCGAACACTTGGTCTGCGGCACTTAACGGTTGCCCCGTTAACATTTTATCTCTTACATAATTGTATTTACCTGTTCTTTTACCAAATTGTACATTTGGATTTAATGCAGTAGTAGATAACCCTCCAGGTTGATTTTTCATATCTACAGTTTGATTTATTCTATCTAATGCTGATTGAATCATCGCTTGATTTAAATCTTGAGATGGATTGTAACTAGAATTATTTTGAACCATGTTTGGATTTCTTTGTGAAAGCCCTACTACATTTCCTCTTCCATGTCCCGCTATATGTGGCATTATATTGTCTCCGTTGCTATTGCTCGCATCAATGGATCATCTCCAGCTAATGCAAGTCTAGATTGTGGGTTTAACTTTTGTGGTGTTTCAATTTCAGCCACGGTTCCCGTATCAGGAGCAATTGCTTCTGCTGGAACTTCAAAGCTCGTAGGTTCAATTGACTGCGGTGCTTCTTTCTGTGTACCAAATATTTGAGGAACAATTAATCCTTTATCTCGGTATCTCTTATCCAAATATTGATCAACAGCGTCCATTGTTCCTAAACTATCTAATTGTTCTTGCGATTGCAAATATAAATCTTTTGCTAAAGGATCACCTTCATTTGTCTGTGCTTGTAGTCTGTTAAATTCATTGTCAAGTTCTCCCGGTAATTCAGGAAATTGTTTATACAAAGTTTCAATAGCTTCTAATGCATACCTATTAGATATTGGTAAAGGTTTTTTTAATCCAGGTTTCACAAAAATATTCGTAGCAGATTTAGCACTAGCTTCCATTGCTTTTGTTGCTGCATCAAGTGCCATTGGAGAAGAAATTAAATAACCTCCTTTACGTGCAATTATTATGCCCAATAAAGTCAAAGGTATGTTTCCTGAAGCAACTCCTCCAGCAATAGGAAATACAGCAGTTGCAAACGCACTAGCACCACCTAGCATTGTTCTTCTTGCTAAGAATTGTGACATATTCAAATTTTTACCATTAAAGAAAGTATCTGCTGCATTAGCAAACGCTAAAAGTTTTTTCGCATCAGGTATTTCAATATTCTTACCAGCAATATTTAGAGCTTCTTCTAAAGCAGAACCTTTTACTTCTAATGATTTACCCATTTGATCTAAACCTAAAAGACGTTTAAATCTTTTTGAATCAAAAGTAAGATTATCAAAATTTTTAAATACATTTAAATCAAAATCTAAAATTCCTGGCTTATCTTGTTTACCTAAAATAAAAGAATCTTCAAAAGTTGAAAGTAGTTTTGCTTTAACTCCTTTTGCAAACATTTCATCGCCCATTAAACTTCTCATTGATTGAACAGCTTTGGGGCTTTGAAAATCTCTAAATACTACATTAAATAATCTATCGGATTCAATACTTCCAGGTGCTTTCATTAAAGCTTGATAAGCAAATTTAGAATCTGCTCCCAAAGATTTAGCTGTTGGTTGACCAAACAACACTACCATGTCAGAATAAGCTTGATCCGCATCCTTTAATAAAGTTTTAAGTTGAGGACCTATGTCAGAACCATCTGCATACTTACCAAGTGTTTTTTCTAATCCTTTAGTCACTTCATAGAGAGCATCACGAAGAGCCACATTACCTGTTTGAGCTGTTCCTTTTGCTCCATAAGCATAAATTAAATCATTAACTGCTGTTCTTGTTTCTTTCCATGTCTCACCATTAATCATTTGTTGAGGAGAATTTGCAATTCTTTGCAATTGTTCATACATTGGAGTTCTTGTTACTGCTGGATTCAAAGCAGAAATTTCATCTATTCTTTTAAGCTGTGCTTTTGCAATATTAATTGTGTCACTGATATCTAAAACAGTTTTATTACCTATAGTATCAAAAAAATTGTCATACTTTCCTGACACATTTTGAATAATTTTTTTAGAAATATTATCTCTAACTTTAGATAAATCATGACCAAGTTCAGCTAAATTAAAAGATGGACCATTATAAAAAACACTTTTTGATGCTTCCATAAATCTGTTTTGTGTTTCACTAAATGCTCTTTTTACACCTGATCCAAAAAAAGGAATTTTACCAAGAGCATTTGGAATTATTCTCATAATTTCAAATTTAGAAACATCAGCTAAAGAAGGAGCTATACCTGTTACATCTTGTACTTGCCTTGCATATGCTGTTTCTTTTTTACCTACACCCACTAATTTTCTTCCAATTGGTCTAAGTGCGTTAACAGCAGGTCTAAAGAAACCAAATGCTGTACCAAATGCTAAATCAACAGCAGCTTCTTTTGCTAAATAACTTTTAAATTCTTCTTGAGAAGGTCTATCAATACCTTGATTGTAACCTAAAAACTCGCCAATCTCATTGTATGTGGGTGTGTAAAGCATGCCCTTACTATTTAAATTGTCTAACATTTTTTCGTAACCAACTAATCCAGATAGATAGCCTAATGTTCCACCTATAACTGAACCAGCTACAGCACCCGCTGGACCACCAAACATCCCTAATCTTGCTCCAGTGACAGCACCACCTACTGTTCCCCCAACACTTCCTCCTAAACCAAGTATAAGTTTAAGTGCAGGAAAAGGATTTACCATTGCTGTGTTGTATTGATCTGAAGTAATTTCTTTACCACTTATTAATCTTGGATTCATTTCAGCATCAGTGTAACCAACTAAACTTTGAAATTGATCTGTGGCTTCCATTATTTCGCCTTGAGTTTTACCTTGAGCTAAACCATTTCTAATAATATCGGCCATGCCATTTCTAAATTCATCAAAAGGCAGTTTGTGCCTGTTGGGATCATATCTAGTTGTACCAGTTGCACTTTCAGCAGCTTGTGTAAACCCTAAAAATTTTGGTAGCTTAGAATCTTTTGGAAGAAACGTATCATCGCCATCTTGCATTTGAGGAGCAGATTGTTGTTTAACTGCCTGTTCTCTTATTTCTGATAACTCTTGTATTGTAAGCATGTTAATTTCTTAATTGATTTAATAATTCAGGGGGTACAAGTCCGTCTAACTTGTCAATCTTTTCATTATTATAATAATTTGATGTTTGAGCGGATGAACTTTCAGAGCCCGTATCGGTTTTTTGTGGGCTCCAACCACCTTGATAAGATAAACCATCTCCTGATACTCTTATTTTATGTTGTTCAAATTCCTCTGGGCTAAGAACATATTCAAGTTCTTTGTTATACTCATCAGCAAAATAATTTAAAAATTTTTTGTATCTATTCATTGTCATTTCATGTGAGTTATTAAGTCCACCAAGTTGAACATTTTTTCTTGCGGTATTAATAACATCTTTAAGTAGTCTGTTTGAACCTTGTAAATATCGTGCAAATGCAAATGTGTTTGTTGTCTCTAATATTTTTAATATATCCAAATCAGGATCTCCAGATAAATCTCGTTGAAATTCTCCAAAATATTCTGCAACTTGTGAACGTGATTGGGCTTTTTCTTCATCAGTTAAGTCACTACTATTTATTTCAGCTATGACAGCATTTTTTTGACTATTGGCAATAGAAACTAAACTATTAACATCCACGTCAACACCCAATTCATTTAAAATAATTTGTTGTTGAGATAGTTTATCTTTTCCAGCTATTTTTTCTTTAATAGCTTTAAATTTATCACCTGTACCAAAAAACTCTGCAAAAGTGTTGGAACCCTCATCTAAAATTGCGGTCAAAGTTTTTTTGAAAATTCTAGCATTATAGGAAGGACCATACACAGCTTTACCTTGTTCATTATATTTATTACCAACTTGTAAAACTTTCTGTACAGAGTCTAAACCTTGCTCTAAAAATTTTAATACGTCAGCATGTTTTTGTAATGCTTTTAAATCTTTTCCAACTAACCCACTCGAATACACTTGATCTGTTGCGTTAGGAGTTTGTGTAATTGTAAACATTTGTTTACCTACTAATTCTGCTGGCACGGGCACTCCTCCAATTGTTTCAGGGTATTTAAAATTAGAATAAAAAGTAGCTTCAGCAGGTGTCATGATAGGTTTAAAGAATGAAGTTTGTCCAGATCTATTGCCGTCGTCATCATAATCAATTGCCATAACAGCAGAAGCAAAACGAGGATCTTCTTCAAATCTTTTTCGTGCTGCATCATCTTCTTCTTTAACTAAACTAAAGGCTGTTAAACCAATTTCTTTTAAATCATTTTGTTTTTGTGCTTTTTGTTGCATAATGTACTGTGAAGTAGGAGCTAATGCTTGAGCCACCGCATCAAGAAATTTTGGTAAAGGTTTTGTTCTGTTTGATCTAGCATTTAGTAAGTCAACACCAAATTTAAACAACAACATATTTTTATCTAATTTTTCATCATAACCAATTGACTCTTTTAACTCTTCTGTAAGAGTTGCCACTCTGTTTTTCTTTTCTGCATCAGTCATCCTACCTTCAGTGCTTTTTAAAATTTCAAATTGTTGTTCTGCTTCCGAGTTTCTAAGCTGATAAAGAGAATTTTTTATTTGTAATTCATTTCTTGCTTCTCTAGTACCTTCGTTACCTCTTTTTTCATTTGTCAAAAATGCATTAACTTCCGCTTCATCTATATCTGGAGTATTTGCTTCTTCTTCATACTTTCTTTTTTGATATTCAGTTGACGTGTCATATTGATCTTTACCTGTAATAACAGGTCCAAATTGACTTGCTGTTGAAGCTAAGGTAGGGCTGACTATAGAGTCAGGAGTATTGTTACTTACTGTGTCATTACTAGTGTTTGCACCCGGAACTATATTATTGCTTGTAAGATTTGCTATTCTTGCCTGTAAATTTCTTACTATTTCATCATGATTAGCATTGTATTGTAATATGCCTGAATTCATTTCTTTTAAAGCTTCGTTAAGTTGATTTACATCAAAAGTTTGATAGTTATCGTTTATGTAATTTGCTTTTTCCGCTGGATTAAATTCATTTACAGCTTTTAAAAATCCACCAATAGATTTAACATCTTCACCAAACTCACCTAAATTTTTTTGAAGATTAGGAATTGCTTCACTAAAGTCAAAGTTAAAAAGATCTGAATTTTGATTTACCTCAGCCATGTTTTAAAGCCATTATTCCCTTGTTCATCGATCCACCATCTCTACTATTAAAAATATTAGATCCACCTAGAATAGCAGCTCCAGCACCTAATATATCTTGAAGAGGCGAAGACGTTGAACCATAAGTTTCTTGTATTTGATATCCTTGATTACTTGGTAATCCACTTATAGCATCGGAGTAAGCTCCGTATAGTTGTAAAGGTCTGTTTTGTGCTGCAAGAATATTTTGATATTCGGTATCTTGAGCTTCTTTTATTGCAGCTTGCTCTAAAGAACCAGCACCTAGCAGAGCAGAAATATCTTGTAAGCCAAGCTTGTTTTCCAAACTTGCTAAACCTCCACCTACTTGAGCACCAGATAATAAACTTTTTATTTGATCTGTCTGTGCTTTTGAAGCAGCACTTGTGTAATAAGGAGCTAACTGACCAGCTACTTGTTTTGATTTTTGTTCTTGACCAAAAGAACCAAGCGCTAATTGTAGAGCTTTATCAATCGCTGTTTGTGAAGCTTTACCTACTTGACCTAAACGTGCATCTTCTATCTGACCCAATGCCACAGTTTCTCTATCTCCACCAAAAGCACCAGCTTTTTGAGCTGCATCAGTTGCTTGTTTCTTTGCTAAATCTGCTTGTTTGTTAATTTCATCAATGACATATTTTTGATATTCATTCATGTATTGACCAGCACTAGAAGGATCAAACTGTGCGCTTGCCGCGTCACTTAAATACTGTTGACCTTGTGTTAAGAAATCAGGAAGAGCAGCACCAGCCGTAGTAATACCTGAAGTAAAAGCATCTTGAGCTGCTGTTAAGGTAGGATCATATTGTCCAAGACCAGTTTTTAATTGTTCAATAGCAAACTTCTGTGTGTCGGATAATCCAGTAGCTTGTTTTTCAGGAAGACCTGGAATGTCTGTAATATATTGATTTAAGGCATTTAATAAATCTTGCTGTGCCTTTTCAATATAGGCGGGTTTACCATAAGTAATCGTTTGTGTCTCAGCCATTATCTTATCATCCTACTCATTTGTTGCGCATCTTCAAGACCTTTTACCACCGAACCTAAACCTGCGGTCATCATAGGGTCCGCGGTCATCGATCCGTCTTGCATGTTTCTACTCATTCTTTCTAAACCATTTACTTGATCTGTTCCTATTCCATTTGCAATATTATAACCTACCAACTCTGCACTACCTGGTCTGAAAACTGCACCTAAATCTTCTTCCATAGATTTTTGAGTTCGCATTCCTAATTTTTTTCTCATCATTTCGGCTGCTTGTAGCCCAAACATTTTAGTAAACTCTGAAGGATTTTCTTGGAACATTTTAGTTAATTCTTGTTGTTTAATTCTATTTTCAATTATTTTATCCATTGATACATTAGGTGTCGGCGCTGGTTCTGGCATTATTTTTACCCCATCAGCAGCCATCATTGGCATTTGCTGTTGTTTTGTTTGACTACCTGTGTTCAATCTTTGAATTATTGCCATGATCTCTTCAATTGATTTACCTTGAGCCATAAGCTTTTGTATCATTTTCCTCATATCCATATTAGGTCCGCGAGTTTGTGTGCCATCTTGTGCCATAATTGGAGCATAATTCATTGAACCATCTTCCGCACCTTCAAAATCATAACCCATTTGTTTAGCCATTGGTTTTGTTTTAGCTCGTAGATCATCCATCATTTGTTGACCTTTTTCTGTATTGCCACCACCCATTGCAAATAAAGCATACTCAGGTATTACGTGTTCATTATTACTTACTCTTATCTCTTGAGTTTTACCAGAATTTGGATCAACAATTTCACCTTCTAATAAATCTTCTCTACCCGCACCTCTACCAAGTATTCTTCCGCCAGTAGGATTTATTCTGTCCCCACCTACTAAGTTAGGATCCATCATTGATGCAACGCCTCCTTCGGCAAATAAACCAAATAGTTTTCTTCTTTCTTTATCTTGTTTACCACCAATCATGAGTGATTGATCATAAATAATATTTCTGTATTTTTCAAACTCAGGGCTATCACTTGTTACACCAGTTTTTTTCGCAAGTTCCATAGCTATTGCTTTTGACTCATCTGGATCTAAAGTAAATCTATACATACGCAACATTTCATCATTGTCCCCGTATCTTGATCTTTGATCATCAAATCTATTAGGATCATTTAATCTACGAAATACCATGTTATTTAATATTAATTCTAAATCTTCAGGATTATTAGGGTCGGGCGGAGGAGCAGCATACGTTGTCATGTCTCCATCTTTAAATGATCTGCCTCCATTAGCTAGTAAACCAATCTTTCTTAAATAATCTTCAATGCCACCTGGGACATTAGGTAAGTAATCAAAGTCTTGAGCTTGTTGAAAAAATCCTGATTGAATATCATCTAAGGTGTTGTCATCTGGATTGTAAACAAAGTTTGATCCTCTATTTTGTGGAACTTCTTCATCACCAAATAAACCAAGACCACTAGCAAATGTCAAACCACCAAGTACGCCAGGAGCATATTTAAATGGATTGTCATCATCTAAACCAGAGAAAGAAGCTGCACCTTTTAATCTATCCAAAGCTAAATCTCTTGCTTTTTGCATTCCGCCTGTGCCACCGAAATTAACACCTTTGTTTTTTATCATATCTAAAGGAGAAATATATGTGCCAGCACCTTTACTACCAAAAGTCTTACCACCAAAGTATCCACCTAATCCACCAGACATAACTTTGCCTGCATCTTGACCAGCAACTAAAGGAACTCCAGCACCAATTAAAGTTGAATATAAAGGGCCTAAACCAAAGCCTGAAGCTATAAGCCCAGCATAAGGGGCAATATCTCCAGCAACATCTTTGATTTTCTTAAATAATTTTTTAAACATAATCTCCTAAGTTATAACAATATTCTATATTGGGGGCAAGTTGGATAAACTTGAAGATAATAATCTATTTATTTATAGGCAAAATATTGCTATATTACAATATCTAATTGAAAAAGGAGTTAATATGGCAAAAAAGAAAAAGCCTCAAGAGCAAGTCTTAAAGTTTGACACCATTAGACCTTTTGGTCCTACAATAATGAGAGGCAAGATGCCTGACTTTATTACTGAAATGCTAGATAAAAAAGCAACAGAAATGTTAACGGATGAAAAATTATCAAAAGAGTTTGATCATTCAGGTAACTTAGCAGGTAATGTTAAACAAGAAGTGCGTTATCCTCAAGACTGGATGAACACAGAGGAGTTTATGCCAATGGTTCAACTAATTGGTGAGATGGTTAAGAATTATATTTCTATACCGCCAGCAAGTGAAACAATCAAACCAGAGTTTGTTGGTAAGATGGTTATTGAATCTATGTGGGCCGTGAGCCAATGGTCAGGAGACTTTAATCCTTTTCATATACACGAGGGTCAATTATCTGGTGTGTGTTATCTACGAGTGCCACCAAGCCTACCTGATGAATATGCGAAAGAAGATCACTACCCAACTGTTGGCGATATATGTTGGTTCAATGGTCAAGCGGCGACGTTCAGTGGACATAAGCATCAAGAATCTCCAAAGGTTGGTGATATATTTCTGTTTCCAAATTGGTTAGCACACGGCGTGTATCCGTTTAGAACACCAAATGAAGAGAGAAGATCGGTATCTTTTAACTTACATTTGATTAAAAAAGACGAGCCACAGCCTTTAGAAAACTAATGCAACATCATAAAGAGACAAAGTTTGTCATGTATGTTGATGATTTTTTAGATGAAGCTACGTTAAAGTCACTTCAAGATACAGTTACAAAGCTTGAATATCAGGAAGTAAAAAATCCAGAGGGTCAACTATATGGTATGCGACATACTTTTAACAAAAGTATTCACAGTGATCCTTTAGTTAATTTAATTAAACAATATTTCTTTCCACATAGAAATCTTGAACCAATATCCGTAAGTGCACATTTACGAGAGAATAACAAAGAACCTTTGTTTCATACTGATGATGATAAAGATAATGTTGCTAACTTTCTTTTATTTGTAAAGGGAGAACCTTTACTTAATAATGGTACAGGTTTTTTACATAATGAAAAGTTATCATCACATATAGGTTTTGTAGAGAACAGAGCTTTGTTTTTTAACGGCTTAAAAATACCACACTCAGATTTACAATCGTTTGGAGATAGCTCGAATAGATATACTCTTAATATTTTTTACAGAGAAGTAACGAAAAAAGATGGCGCTTTTTGATATAAATAAAACACCTATGGTCCGTGTGACGTGGCTCGATGCCCGTGATACAGAAACAGGTTGGCTTCCTATAAAGGATATTGTTAATGCTCCTTTAGCCACATGCCAAGAAGTAGGTTGGTTAGTAACCAATTCACCTGAGAAAATTGTTGTTATGCGCTCATGGTGCGCGGACAAGGATGATAATCATGGCGGAGGTGCAATAGCAATACCTAAAGGATGGATAAAAAAAATAGAATATTTAACAGTGAGTTATTCTAAAACATGATTGAAGAAATAGAATTAAAAAAGGTAAGTGTATATAAAACAAAAATAAATCCTCATTTGTTTGAGACTATTTTTTCATACATAGAACAAAATAAAAAAAACTTTTTAGCAAGATCTTGGGATTGCAACATAAAAACATCTTATGATGTTTATAAAAATATTCTTCATGATATCGAAGAATTTAAATATGTACGAAAAAATATTTATGAACAAATAGAAAACCTTTATTTAAATAATTATAAAAAATCAGTGCCCTTCTACATTGATGAATCTTGGATAAATGTTTTACAAGAAAATGGATATCAAGAATTTCATCAACATCTTGGCAGCTCAGGCTCAGGAGTTTTGTATCTTTCAAACGAAAATTCATCCATAGAGTTTGCAGTTTTTCCAGAAAATACAAGAAAAAAAATTACTCCAGAAAAAGGAGATTTGTTATTATTTGATTCAACAACTTTTCATAGAGTAATAGATTCAAAAAAAGAAAGAATATCTTTAGCTTTTAATTTTAAATCACATATTGAATGACAAAAATATTTATAGGTACACCTTGTTATGGTAATATGATTACCGCAGATTATTTTAAAAGCTGTTTACAACTTACAGCTTTAGCAGCTACTAAAAAAGTAGAGTTACAATTTGGTACAATCGGTAATGAGTCTTTAGTAACAATAGCTCGTAATACATTGGTACAGT